ATATTTTCAAGAAAGGCATTATGATGGTGTTGAAAAGACATTTTTAAAATATCAAATTACTGAAAAAGATGTTGAGAGGGGTAAAGCAAGACCTCCAGGAGCATCAAGTGCCACCACACAGACTGGAATTACATCAACCACAGTAAATACCACAGTTGGTGGTGATTCTACAAACTTTGTTTATTATGAGAATAGCAATTACATTCAGATTCCACCTCAAGTAATAGGTATTGAAAAGATTTTTAAGTATGATGATGCTCAGGCAGCAAGTAGTTCTAATATGTTTAGTTTCAAGTACCAATTGTTCTTGAATGACATTTACTACTTTGGAAGCACTGACCTACTATCATATCAAATGTCAATGAGTTATCTGGAGACAATGGATTATCTCTTGAATACTCATAAGAGAATTAGATTTAATATCAGACAAGATAGAATGTATCTTGATGTTGATTGGGATAATTTGAAGGAAGATGAGTTTATTATTCTTGAATGCTACAGAGCATTAAATCCTAATGACTATACAAGAGTATATAATGATCCATTCCTTAAGAGATATTTGACTGCCCTAATTAAGAGACAGTGGGGTCAAAACCTTATTAAATTCACTGGTGTAAAACTACCTGGAGGTATTGAGTTTAATGGAAGGCAACTCTTTGATGATGGTCAAAGAGAACTTGATGAAATCAAGGTTGAAATGCTTAGTAAGTATGAATTACCACCAATGGATATGATAGGTTGATGTTATGCTCAATCCATATTTTCTAAACAACTCTAAACAAGAGCAGAATCTCATACAAAGTTTGGTCAACGAACAGTTGAAGATGTATGGGATTGAAATATATTATATCCCAAGAAGGTATGTCAAGAAAAACACTGTCATCAGAGAAGTGATTCAATCTGAGTTTGATAGTGCATATCCTATAGAAGCATATCTTGACAGTTATGATGGATATGGTGGTCAGGGAACAATTCTGTCAAAGTTTGGTATTGAAGAACGAGATGATTTGACCTTAGTTGTATCAAAAGATAGATATGAAAGTTATATTAGTCCACTGATTAAAAATATTCCAAATATTGAATTAGCAACTAGACCAAAAGAAGGTGATTTAATTTACTTCCCACTAGGTGATAGATTGTTTGAAATTAATTATGTAGAACATGAGCAACCATTCTATCAACTTCAGAAAAACTATGTTTACACTCTGAAGTGTCAACTCTACAGATATGAAGATGAGGTTCTTGATACTGGTGTAGAGACTATTGATGATGAATTAGAGCAGATTGGTTATATTCAAACACTTACTCTGATTGGTCAGTCAATCACTGCTACTGCTACTGCTGGTATTAACACTCAGGGTGGAGGTATCACTGTTCCAACAATAACAAATATGGGTGTTGGTTATGACAGCAGACCTATTGTTGGATTCTCATCTGCACCATCAGGTGGTGTTACTGCTACTGGTGTTGCCAACTTAACAAATGACTACGTTCAGTGTGATGGAAGAAAAGGTGGTGGAGTACAATCAATTCTCATCACAAATGTTGGCTCTGGTTATACAGTTGCTCCTCTCATACAATTTACTGGTGGAGGTGGTTCTGGGGCAGCAGCAACTGTTGGTATCACTACCCTGAATAGTGTGAATTCTCTTACCATAACAAACAATGGTAATGGATATGTTGACAATCCTACTTTAACATTCTCTGCTCCTGGAATAGGAGTATCAGCACAAGGTATTGGACATATCAATTCTGCTGGTATTGTTACAGCAGTATTCATCACCAATCCTGGGTATGGTTATACATCTGCTCCCACAGTTACAATTGATGCACCACCCACCAATGCTGCTTCTGGAAGTTACATCTTTAATGAAATTGTAACAGGTTCTAATTCAGGAACAACAGCAAGAGTTAAGGAATATGATGCTGTTAATAACACCCTGGAAGTTTCTATTGTAGATGGAGCATTTACATTTGGTGAGTCCATTGTTGGTGAAGAATCAGGAGCATCCTATGTGATTAGGAAGCAACAGAAGGATGATACCAACGACCCATTTGCTGATAATGACAACATTGAGACAAAAGCAGATGAAATAATTGACTTTACTAAAGCTAATCCCTTTGGAATGCCTTAAAAAAAAAGTTGTTAAATAGTATTGTAATAGTGGTGACACCATGTTTGAGCATTTCTATAACGAAATCTTTAGATCTGTAATCATTGGATTTGGATCTCTCTTTAATGGAATTGAAATTCATAAGAAAGATGCAAATAATGATACTTATAGTGTCATTAAAGTTCCCCTTTCTTATGGACCTACACAAAAATTCCTGGCAAGATTGGAGCAGCAAGAAGATCTGAATAAACCAGTTCAGATGACTCTTCCTAGAATGTCATTTGAGTTTACTGATCTTCAATATGATCCTGGCAGAAAAGCAACTCAAACACAAGCATTTCATCCTGTAACAGATAGTGGAACCAAGGTAAAAAAAGTTTATATGCCTGTTCCATATAACATGGGATTTGAACTGTCAATTATGACAAAGTTAAATGATGACATGCTTCAAATCACTGAACAGATATTACCTTACTTCCAACCTTCATATACACTTCCTATCAAACTTCTCGGTGACTTGAGAGAAGTTGTAAATGTTCCTGTTCAAATTGAAAGTATTTCTATGGAGGATGATTATGAAGGTAACTTTGACACAAGAAGAGCACTTGTATATACCATAAGATTCTCTGCTAAAACATATCTGTATGGTCCTATCACTGATGTTTCTAATGATGTAATCAAGAAGGTGCAGATTGGATATGTTTCTGGTAGTAGGAATGCTGGTCAAACATATAATAGAGATGTCACTTACAGTGTTGTTCCTAGAGCAACCAAAGATTATAGTGGAAATATATTAACTGAGATTGCTGAGGATATTGATACTACAGAAACTGTAATTACAGTGGCAAATGGTTCAGCAATCACTGTGAAAGAGTATATCACAATTGGTGATGAGGAGATGTTTGTTGAAAAGGTTGATGGTAATAAGATTACTGTCAAGAGAGGACAAGATAAAACCACTGCTAAAAATCATGTTCTTGGATCATCTGTCTTTGGTATTGAGGTAGCAGATGCCAACTTTATTGATATTGGGGATAACTTTGGATTTGATGGGAGCACCTTCTGATGATTGAAGATAATATTATAGATGTGACTCCTGGTAAAGAGAAACCTGGTCATCTTACCAAAGGTGATGTAGAAAAAGATTATGAATATACCAGGGGTAATTTATATTCTATTATTGAAAAAGGACAAGAAGCAATAAATGGCATCTTAGAACTTGCTCAAGAAAGTGAGATGCCAAGAGCATATGAGGTTGCTGGTCAGTTAATCAAGAATGTAGCTGATGCAACTGATAAATTGATGACCCTTCAACAGAAATTAAAAGATGTAGAGGAGGAGAAAATAAGTAAGGGTCCAACCACAGTCAATAATGCTTTGTTTGTTGGTTCAACAGCAGAACTCCAAAAATTACTTAAGAATAATAATACTGATAAATAATACATCAGGGAGAGAAATCCCAAAGTATTGTTACTAATAAAATGTCTAAGAAAGAGGACTTGCCGTCAATAAATGATTATCTAGAGGATAGTGAGCTTCCCTCTTATAAAGATTTTATTGAAGAAGAGAAAGAATTACCATCTGTAGAAGAATATAAGACTCATGTAGAAGAAGAAACCATTGAGGATGCAAATGGAAACACATTTGCAGAGGTTATTGACGTTATAAAAGCACCAGAATGGCAAGAACTGGTCAAATTAGTCAATGATGTAAGGAAGGATATACCTGAAATACCTGAAATTAAGTCATATGATGAAGAAATTGGTGAAATAAGTGAAAAAATTGCAGAAATTCAAGAAAATTTCTCACAGTATGACTTAAAAAGTGACAAAATTTATGATTTAAAGGCAAAAAATGAGCAATTTGAGGTAAAATTATCTGAAATTGAGCAAAAAATCCCTGAAGTGCCTGAAATTAGGTACTATGAAGGTGATATTGAGTTAATTTATAACAAAATTTCAAGAATTAAGGAAGAAATTGAGTCTCTTCCTGAGGTAAAATACTATGAAAATGACCTTGATGTCCTTAAATCAAGGATTGAAGAGGTAAATGACAACATTCCCAACTTTCCAAAGTGGGTTAATGAGGTAAATGAGGTCCCAGACTTCTCATGGATTGGAAAAACCTTTGGAGTTATTGATGATGACTTCAAAAAAGTTCAAAGTCATCTTGATTTCATAAAAGAAACTATTAGTTCAAGGGTTTCTGAATTAAATGAGGTCATTGAGACCAAGGATTTTGAGCAAAGAGTGGATTCAAAGACTCTTTCAGAGAATTTAGACACAACAAACAATAGATTAACTGAAACAAAAGACAAAATCTACAAAGAACTGAGGGAAATGACCCTCAGAGTTTACGATCATCACAAAGAATTCAAGGATGATGATAGAAAACTAAAAAAAGCAATATTAAGTGAGCAAAATAAACTCAAACAGACATTAAAAGAACAAATTAAGTCTATTGAGAAAGAAAGTATCAAAACAGATGAAAAAATTATCTCTTTCTATACTGATTTTAGAGAAGAAGTAGAGCAAAAGTTCAATTCTCTTCCAGAAGTCAAATATTATGATGATGACATCAAGACACTTAAGCAAGATGTAAGATTTATCAAAGTAAGTGTAAAAAATTGTCTTGAAGATGTTAAAAAAATATCTTCAGAAATTAAAAAAACACAGATTGATCTAAGTGAAGGTCTGCTTGATGAACCACATAATAAAAAAGAGACTGCTGGTGGACAAACTGACCCACTGACACCTCTTAATCAAAAATTTGCCACTCTTGATGACCTGTCAAAACACTACAGGTTGTTCATTAGTAGAATCCAAACACAACTGTCCACCATGGGTGGTGGTGGAGCAGGATTCATCAAAGACCTTGATGATGTTGAGTTTGATGGGACAACAGGTGAAGGCAAACTTCTCATTTATGATCAGTCGCGTTCTAAGTGGGTTGGTATTGCCAGCACTGCTTTAAGTGGTGGAAGTGGTGGAGATGCTGATTCCGCATCAAAACTTGTACTTGATGTTAGAAATAACAATATTGGTTATGCCTTAACTATTGGAACACCTGTTTATCAGATAGCATACAACAGTGGACTTGATAGATTAGATGTTGAAGAATCAAGAGCGTCTAGCTCGGTAACTATGCCTGCGAAGGGTGTTGTAAGTACAGACCTTGCTAACAATGATAGTGGTCAAATTATTGTTTATGGCGAACTGGAAGGTGTTAACACTCAGGCATTTGATGTAGGAGATGAACTTTATGTTGCACCTGGTGGTGGTTTAACAAATGTAAGACCAACTGACCCAACTCATCTTGTACAAAAGATTGCTGTTGTTCTTAAAAAGTCAACTGCAAATGGTGCCATTCTTGTATATGGTGCAGGTAGAACCAATGATGTACCTAACAATATTAGTATTGCTGGATCTATAACTGCTGTTGATGGATTCTTTAGTGGTAATGTAACAGTTGGTGGAACAGTTACATATGAAGATGTAAAGAACGTAGATTCTCTTGGCATTGTCACTGCGAGAACTGGTGTTGATGTTTTAGCAGGTGGTATTAATGTAGTAGGCGTCTCTACAATCAGTACTGGCATTGGTACAGTTCAGATTGGTGTTGGTGACACGGCACTATTGGTTCAAGGTGATGCAAGAGTCACTGGTATTTTAACAGTTGGAACTTCTTCTCTTACTCTTGATGGTATCAATAATGTTGTTAATGTTGGAACTGCTCTTACCTTAGGACACACTCAAGGAATACAATTTTATTCTCAAAATTTACATGCCTCTGGATTTGATGTTAACAACATCAATGCTTCTGGTATTATAACTGCTACAAGTTTTAGAGGTGATGGTAGTCAATTAACTAATATTATTTCTGGTGTTGGAATTCAATCTGGTTCAGTCCGTATTGGAACTGGATTTACTGATATTAATTTTACTGGTGCTGGCATAACAGTTGTTGGTTCTGGAACAACTGTCACTGTTGATATTCCATCTTCAACTATTACTAGACAGACGGAAACATCCTCTGGAGTAACGACTGACTTTACAATTACTGGTGGATACACTGTCGGTCTTATTGACGTATTCTTAAACGGCGTCAAACAGAGAAGTGGAGTTGACTTTACAGCTTCTGATGGATCAACCGTTACCATGACTCCATTTATCAGTGATGGAGATGTTGTTGAATTTCAAAAATATGATAAACTTAATATTGCAGGAATTACATCAGTAACTAATGCCACTAATGCATACAATATTGTTGGTGGTGTAAGTTTTGCAACATCTGCAGGAATAGCAACAGCATTAAACTCAGATTCATCTGTCAATACAAGTGGCATTATAACTGCTGCTAGTTTTGTTGGAGATGGAACAGGATTAACTGGTGTAGCTTCCACTGATAATATTATTACTGGAACTGCTGCAACCTTTACTGGTAATGTTAATATTAGTGGTGTCACAACTGTTGGTTTGTTGACTGCGTATACAACAATAAAAGTTGGTACTGCAATCACGATGGATTCTGCTAGTGGGATTGTTACTGCAACGTCTTTCTCAGGAGACGGTTCAAATTTAACTGGAGTTATTTCTGGTGTCGAAGTTAAAAATAATGGAACTTCTGTTGGAACAGGAATTACTGCAATTAATTTCAGCACTAATGTAACTGCAACTGCTAGTGGAGGTATTGCAACTGTTACTGCTTCTGGTGGTGGAGGAGGAGGATCTGAAGGACCCAGTTCAGTAATGATGGGAATGATATTCTAAATATAATTACGGAGATAAAAACATGGCTGCACCAAATTTAAAAAACCCAACAACCATTAATGGTAAGACTGCAAGATATGCTGTGACTGCATCTATTGCTGCAGCATTGAGTAATGGTTCTTCTAGTGGTAAAGCATTAAAAATTAACACCATCCTTTGTGCAAATGTTGATGGCACAAATGCTGCTGATATTAGCGTCACTGTTTACGATGGGGCTACGGATAGATATATTGCAAAACAAATTAATGTTCCAGCAAGGGCAACTCAAATTCTGTGTTCAAAGGATACATATTTTTACTTAGAAGAAGGTGACTCTATTCGTGCAGTCGCATCAGCAGCAAGTGACCTTGAACTTGTTATTGGGTATGAGGATATTTCATAATGTCAAGAGCAAGAGGACTTATATCTGGAGCGAATGTTGAATCAAGAACCTCTGGGATGTATGATTTTGAAGATAATATAAGAATTTCTGCCATTTCAACGGATGGTTTGAATAAAGTTGCAATAGAGGATAAATTAATATGGACAACTGGACAGAACTATCCATATGATTTTGCTTGGTCTCCAGATGGACTTCACGTTTATCTTGCATATAATGGAGATTATGTAAGGCATTATACAGTTACTGAACCATTCACTCTTACTGGCAATAGTCTACAAGCAACTTTTAATCATAGCAGTTATGACTCATCAATTTATGCTTTTGAAGTATCACCAGATGGAAGATACTTATATATTGGTGGATCTGGAAAAGATACAGTATTGCAATTCACTATGGGTACTGATTGGACTATTAGTTCAGTTGCAAATAATACTACATTTAGTCCAGGATATGAGCAATTAAATAAAAGATTAGATAATATTTTCAGTATAGGTAGTGCAGATGCATCTGTAAGAGGATTTACATTTAATGGTGACGGAACCAAACTATATTTGTGCGGATTTGGTGATGATAATATTCAACAGTTTTCATTATCTACTGCCTATGAAGTTGGAACAGCATCTTATCAAGGTGCATATTCTTTTTCTGGATATGGAGATCCATATGCAATAAGATGGAATAATGATGGAACTAAACTGTTCATGGTAGATATTAATGATGACAAAATAGTAGAATATAGTGTAGAGAATGCATATGATGTTACGAGTGGAACTATAACTGAGAATGCAAGTTAT